TAGCCCCAATAAAAATGAACACTCCCACGTTGGTGATGCCTTTGGATATCTCTTGCTCGGTGGCGGTGAATACAAGCGGATGACTCGCCCAGGAGATGTGTCCTCAAGAACATTTATTGCCCAGACTGTGGCCAACAGCGACTTTGATATATTCTCAAGATGAAAGTGACTATACCCTACGAGGTATTAAACGAGGAGATGCATCCCAAGAGAGGGGTGTTTTATCTGCCATTTGTTATTGACCACTTTGACCAACTCGATACCACTCAGCCAGAGTTGTTGGCTGTGGCTAGGGGTTATGACCTCAGATCCATGATATACAGCCAATCCATGCTTGGCGCAGCGGTTACCGCTTTTTATCGCAATAAACCGATAGCCATATTTGGAGTTGTGTTCTTTTGGGGTGGAGTTGGCGAGATGTGGAGCATCTTTGACAATCAGGCTAGGGAACACCCAGCATCCATGCTCAGATGTGGCAGATCCTTTGTAGATATCGCAACCAGATATCTCAACTTGCATAGATTGCAAATAACTGTTAGAACTGACGATATTCGGGCAATACGTTATGCGAAAGCATTAAGGTTTGAGACCGAAGCGGTTTTAAAGATGTATGGCCCTGACAAGGTGGATTACTTACTAATGACGAGGTATTAAATGGGTGGACTATTTGGTGGATCTCCAGATACCAGCGGTGCAGAGCGAGCAGCTGCTGAGACTAAGGCAGAGAACGAAAAGATTAGGGCGCAAGCTGAAGAGGAAAAGCGACAGCTCGCAGAGCAAAACGCAGCTCGTGCTAGAGCAAGAGTTCGCGGTGGCAGCCGGATGTTGTTATCGGATACACGTTTAACCCCAGAGACAGGCATCCAAACGCTTGGCTCTAACGAAATGAAAGTGAGCTAATCATGGGTGGAGTATTCGGAGGTGGTGGAGGTGGTGGATCTGTAAAGGCTCCTGAGCCAAAACCAGAGCCAGTAGTTCAAAAAGCAACACAATCTCAAGAAGAGGCTGGCGCAAAGATGCGTGGCGCAAAACGCAGAGGCCGTCAACTACTATCCGATGCACGTCTAAACCCAGAGATGGGTATGCAAGAGACTTTAGGTGGAGGGAATAGCCTTGGATAACAAAGCAAAGATGCAAAAGAAAGTAGCCAAAGTCATGCGTGAATATAAGGCTGGCGGTCTACATTCTGGCAAAGGTGGCCCAGTTGTTAAATCTCAAAAGCAAGCCGTTGCAATTGCAATGAGCGAGGCTGGAATGGCGAAGAAAAAATGAAAGAAGTTTGGGAAAAAGAAAGACCTAAAAGTTTAGGCAAGCCAGAGAAGTTGTCTCCCATGCAGAAGGCTGCTGCTAAAGCAATGGCCAAGAAGGCTGGCAGACCATATCCAAATCTTGTAGACAACATGAGAGCATCTAAAAAATGAAAGTAGAACTATCGTTTGAGTTTGGCGAAGACCACAAAGGCATGGGCGAGGAAGAGAAGAAGCCTGTGGAGTTGACACCATTCCAAAAGAAAGTAGCTAAGATGCTTGCTCAAAAGGCTGGCCGTTCTAAGCCAAATGAAGAGGATATGTACAAAGCATCCGAGCTAGAGGATGAAGAAGACTAATGGCTATACTTGTTGAGCGTGAGTCGCTCACTACCAAATCTCGCCACGTTTCTCCAAGCTATGTAGATAAAGATGGTAATCAATATCTAACAAGCTCAGACAAACCATTCCCGACTGTAGATGTAAACCATCTGCGGTTGCATGAGGGTAGAGCATATTACGTTTACAAGATGTATCCATACGCTGCTGGGCTGAGTGCTGGTGCAAGTATTGATATAGCAATTGCGTGGCCAGCGGATTACTCTGCCCATACTGTTTTTGATTATGGCGGATCAGGAGAGGCTGAGTTTTTTGCATACGAGTCACCAACCACAAGTGGTGGTACATCAATGACCATTCATAGGCGCAATAGAGTTATTACAACTGCCAGCGCAGCTGCTGCGGTATTAGCGCCAACTGTTACAGCAACAGGCACAGAAATATTAGCGGAGTTTGTGCCAGCAAATAAACAAGGCGGTGGAGGTCAGTTGTTTACATTTGAATTTATTTTAAAACCGCTAACTACTTATTTATTTCGTTTTACCAATGTTAACGCTCAAGCACACGCAGCACATTTAATGATTGAGTGGTACGAATGACATTAAAAAAACATCAGAACCCAAGTGGCGGCCTTAATGAGGCTGGGCGCAAATACTTTGAGCGCAAAGAGGGTGGGAACCTACAAGCCCCAATTAAGGGTGGAACCAACCCAAGAAGGGTATCTTTTGCTGCTCGCTTTGGTGGTATGGCTGGGCCTTTAGTAGATGAGAAAGGCGGACCAACTCGCTTAAAGAAAGCGTTGCAAGCGTGGGGATTTGGTAGCAAAGAGGCAGCTCGTAACTTTGCAAATAGACACAAAAAGGATTGATATGGCTGAAATGACAGAATTATCTCCAGCTGAAGAAAAATCATTTCTATCTTGGATAAAAGGTACTGAATGGTTTAAAGAGTACGTCAAAGAATATGATGAGGCTCCAGACCTAGATACAGCAGATTACGACTACCGAGCTGCTTGGAAAGCTGGCATTAGACCAGAAAGAGACCCATACGATAAAAATAAATTCCATTGGCCATCATCTGATGAAGGTGGAAAGATGTTGAAGTCTGAAAGCCACCCAACAGCATGGAAAGAATATTTCATGCGTGAAACAGGAAAAAATCCTGACGAGGTTGGCATAACAAAAGCAGATTATGAGAGGCTTGAAAAAGCTGGAAGATTAAGAGGTAGAACAATGTTAATGGATTCGGAGATTGAATAATGGCTGAAATGATGAGATTAAAACCCGAAGACATCCTCAAGCGCCACGATATAGCGTTGCGTAAGAAAGAGGATTTTAGAGACTTATACGATGAGGCATACGAGTTTGCTCTGCCACAGCGTAATCTCTATGATGGCTACTACGATGGTAAGGTTGGCGGTGCTAAGAAGATGAATCGAGTATTTGATGCAACCGCTATCAACTCAACTCAGCGCTTTGCTAATCGTTTACAGTCAGGAATATTCCCACCACAACGCAAATGGTGCAGATTAGAAACTGGCCCAGATATTCCAGAAGACCGCAAGGCAGAGGCATCAGCAGCGCTTGATATCTACGCAGACAAGATGTTTGCAACTCTCAAGCAGTCTAACTTTGACATTGCGATGGGTGAGTTCTTGCTTGACCTAGCAGTTGGTACAGCAGTAATGATGGTTCAACCTGGTGATGACACATCCCCAATCAACTTCATTCCTGTGCCACAGTTCTTGGTTGCCTTTGAAGAGGGTGCTAATGGTCAGGTAGACAATGTATACAGACGTATGCGTATCAAGGGCGAGGCAATTATCCAGCAATGGAGAGATGCTGAGATTCCTACAGACCTACAACAGAAGATTGACCAAAAGCCAACTGAAGACTTTGAGTTGATTGAGGCCACAGTATTCGATCCAAAGCGTGGTGACTTTTGCTATCACGTTATTCACAAAGAATCTAAGCAAGAGCTGGTCTATCGCAGACTCAAGAAGAGTCCTTGGGTAGTCAGTCGCTATATGAAGGTGGCCGGTGAGATATACGGCAGAGGCCCATTGATTACTGCGTTGCCTGATATTAAGACATTGAACAAAACACTAGAGCTGGTATTAAAGAACGCATCTTTGGCTATATCTGGTGTATATACCGCAGCTGACGATGGAGTTCTTAACCCAGCAACTGTCAAGATTATCCCAGGAGCAATCATCCCTGTAGCCAGAAACGGAGGCCCACAGGGAGAGTCACTAAAGCCATTGCCACGAGCTGGTGACTTTAATGTGGCTCAGATTATCATGGGAGACCTACGAGGGAACATCAAGCGCATACTGCTAGACGAGAGTTTGCCTCCCGATAATATGTCTGCTCGCTCCGCAACAGAAGTCGTAGAACGCATGAAGGAGTTGAGTCAGAACCTTGGATCTGCATTTGGCCGATTGATTAATGAGACCATGATTCCACTTGTGTCTAAGATACTGCAAGTGATGGATGACAGAGGCATTATCGATATGCCTTTGCGTGTAAATGGACTAGAGGTTAAAGTAGCACCAGTTGCCCCATTAGCTATGGCTCAGAACATGGAAGACGTAACCAACGTCATGCAGTTCGTACAGATGGCTCAAGGCTTTGGCCCAGAGGGTCAAGCCACACCTAAGATGGGCGAGATTACAGACTACATTGCAGACAAACTAGGCATCCCATCAAGGTTGCGTAATGACTCAGCAGAGCGCCAATACAATCTCCAGCAGATTGCTCAACAGGCAGCTCAGGTTGCCGAGCAGAACCCAGAGGCTGTACCCGAAATGCTGAAAATGGCTGGAGGCTAATAGATGAATGTTGACGGATGGGCTGGCTTAGAAAGTGTAGTCACAGATATTCGCGATGTTGACCAATCAGTAGAAGACCTAAACAAATTATGCCTCCGAGTTTTCAGCTCAGAGGATGGCGAAAAACTAATGAAGTGGTTAAGAGCCACTTTGTTAGAGCAGCCAGTTGCCTTGCCTGGCGCTGATCCTAGTTATGCTTTTTATCGAGAAGGACAAAACAGCGTAATTCGGGATCTTGAAGCAAGGATTAATAAAGCGAGGAAAATGTAAAAATGGAAACTACCGAAGCAGTCCAGCCCACAGAGGATGGTGGCCTACTGGACTCAGTAACAACTGAGGACAGCCAAGGTACAGAGCAGCAAAACCCAGAAGCATCACAGATATCTCATTTAGCAGAGCAAGAGGATGACACTCCGCTAGACAGGCCTGATTGGTGGCCTGAGAACTTTTGGAAGAAAGACGATGCAGCCCCCGATCTTGAGGGCATAGCAAAATCGTGGATGGACTTGCGTAAGCAGATATCGCAAGGCAAACACAAGGCTCCAGCAGATGGCAAATACGATGCATCCGCATTTGGCGCAATTCCAGAGAACGATCCAATTCGTAGCCACGTCATGGATTGGGCTAAAGAGAATGGGATATCGCAACTCGCCTTAGATAGTTTGGTTGGCAAAGTGGTTGGCATGAGTGCAGAGAAAGTAGAAACTGTCACTAGATCACTTGCTGAAGAAAAGGCAGCTCTTGGCCCTAACGCAGATGTCATTATTAAAGGAATGACCGATTGGGCTAGAGGCCTTGTAAACAAAGGGGTTTGGGGTAAAGATGACTTTGAAGAGTTTAAGTACATGGGCGGTACAGCCAAGGGCTTAAAGGCTTTGATGAAATTGCGTGAGACTTATGAAGGCTCTCGTATCCCCACCGAGTCAGTACCCATTGAAGGTGCGCCATCGAAAGATGAGTTGTACCAGATGGTTGGCGATCCTAAGTACAAGACAGACCCAGCCTACCGAGCCAAGGTTGAGCGAATGTTTGCTCAAAATTTCGGCTAAAATAAGGAATCTCCTCACGAGAGTGACCCTCCCCCCGGTGCAGTTTGCCGGGGGTTTTTTCATCAACATTTAGTAAAAATTAAAAATATGCAACTAGATGTTGTATTTTTTCTACAATTCTGCTAGAAACTCATTAAGGCATACCATTTAGTTGGCCCTTGATGCAGATGAATCTGACGATTGGCTACCGCAAGTAGCAAGCATAGGCCCTGGCAACAGGCACACCAAAGCAAAAACCCATTTTATTTTTTTACCTTTTTAGGAGAAACACATGAGCATTTCATTATCTAATGCCTTTGTTACCCTCTTTGATGCTGAGGTAAAACAGGCTTATCAGGGCAAGGCTATGCTGGTAGGTGCTGTTCGTCAGCGCAGAGGAGTTGAAGGCTCTACAGTTAAATTTCCAAAAGTTGGCAAAGGTGTGGCTACCCCACGCATTTCTCAATCTGATGTAACCCCATTAAACGTAGCTTTTTCAAACGTTACTTGCACCCTATCTGACTACAATGCAGCTGAGTACAGCGACATTTTCAGCCAGGCTAAAGTTAACTTTGACGAGCGCCAAGAGCTTGTACAAGTTTTGGGTAACGCTATTGGCCGCAGACAAGACCAGTTAATTCTTGATGCTTTGTCGGCATCTAGCACTAGCTTGACTGTTTCTAACGATATCGGTGGTAGCGATACCAACATGAACGTAGCCAAGTTGCGTGAAGCCAAGAAGTTGTTGGATAAAAACAACGTACCTCCAGAGGGCCGTCACATTATCCTCCACGCAAATGGTTTGGCATCGTTGTTGTCTGAGACAGCAGTAACCAGCTCTGACTTCAATACTGTTAAAGCGCTTGTTGCTGGTGAAATCAATACGTTCTTAGGCTTTACTTTCCATATCCTTGGTGACCGCTCTGAGGGTGGCCTAGCAGTTGATGGTTCTTTAGACCGCACTTGCTTTGCTTTCCACAAAGATGCCATCGGCTATGCTGAAGGTATTGCCCCACGCACCGAAGTTAATTACATCCCAGAGAAGACCTCGTTCCTCGTGAACAGCCTGTTCTCTGCTGGTGCAATTGCTATCGATGCCGAAGGTATTGTCCAAATCACCGCTCGTGAATCTTAATCTAAGGAGAGACTGATATGGCATATTCTGCAACTGGTTTTGTAACCTATGGAGCCTCAAAGGCTGGTAATGCACCATCTTTGTATGGCTATTCAACAACTGATGCAATTGCTGACGTTAACACAGAGGGTTATTTCAACGCCCTAGCAAGCGTGTTAAAAGTTGGCGATTTGATTTACTGCGTAACCTCTACTGGTACGACTGCTGTTGCAACTTTGGCAGTTGTTCGTTCCAATACTGGTACTGTAGTAGACATCGATAATGGTACTACTTTAGCCGCTACTGACGGCGATTAATAGTAACTAGTATCAAGGTGGGCTATTGCTGGCAAAACTAGCGATAGCCCATTCTTACATTGGAGATTTAGATGGCAGCTGGTGATACCGCATTATCAATTTGTTCTGATGCTTGCGTGATGTTAGGCGCAAAGCCTATCTCCTCGTTTGATGAAGGAACCGATGAGGCATCTATTGCTGACCGCTTATATGCGGATATTCGGAATCAAGCCCTTATGCTATACCCTTGGTCATTTAGCTTTAAAAAGACCTCTATTGCTCGATTGGTGACAACTCCTACCAATGAGTACCGCTACGAATATCAATTGCCTGGAGACCGCTTAGGATCTCCTAGAGCCGTATATGACACAGATGCTGTAGGCATCCCGCCACGCAAAGAATACAGAATCATGGGCAGCAAGTTATTGGCTGACTATGAAGAGGTTTATATTGATTATCAATATGCCGTACCCGAATACGATATGCCTAGTTATTTTGTGCAGTTGCTCAAATATATGATGACTTGGCATCTTGCTTTGCCCATTACAGATCAGACAGAGAAAAGCCAGTATTGGCAGTCTGTCGCTATCGGGTCACCAGCTGAGAATGGTAGGGGTGGATATTTAAGACAGGCCATGAATATTGACGGCCAAGGCCAACCAACCAATGCGATTAATGACTTCTCACTTATTGCTGTGAGGTATTAATGGCTCGCTTTGTCTCCATTCAGACAAACTTTTCTACTGGAGAATTAGACCCATTGCTCCGAGCAAGGGTTGATTTAACAGCCTACGCTAACGCATTAGAAGAGGCTACCAATGTGGTCTGTCAGCCACAAGGTGGCATTAGACGTAGACCCGGCACAAAGTACATTGCTGCATTGCCAAATACAAGCACAGAGTCTGCTGGTAACGGCACACGCTTAGTTGAGTTTGAGTTCAGCACATCGGATTCCTATATGCTTTGCTTTACGCATAATCGGATGTATGTATTCAAAAACAAGTCTCTTGTTACAAACATCAATGGCTCTGGCAACCCATATCTTGACACGTCAGGAGTTGGCTTAACTGGTACACGTTTAGCAAACATTGTTTGGACTCAGTCGGCTGATACGTTGATTGTGGTTCATCCAGACATTAACCCAGTAAAAATTGTAAGGGGAGGTACTGATGCTACCTGGACTGCTTCTGCTATTACCTTTGATTCTATTCCAAAGTATGCTTTCACCGCTGCTTTTTCTAATCCAGCCGGTACGCTAACACCATCGGCTGTATCTGGCAAGATTACATTAACCGCATCGTCTAGCGTGTTTACTGCTGGTAGCGTTGGCCAATACGTCAACGCAACACCACAAGGCAGAGCTAAGATTGTTCGGTACACATCTGGCACGTCAGTTGATGCAATTACTGAGTTCCCATTTTTTAACACATCGGCCATCGCCAATGGTTCATGGGAGTACGAGTCAGGTTATGAAGACGTATGGTCAAGCGGTAAAGGCTGGCCACGCTCAGTAACGTTCCATGAAGGCCGTCTATATTTTGGTGGATCGAAGTCTCGCCCATCAACTATATGGGGTTCTAAGGTTGGATTGTTCTTTGACTTTGATGCAACAGAGGGTTTAGATGATGATGCAGTAGAGGCAACTCTAGACACTAATACTTTTAACGCTATTGTTGACATTATCTCTGGCCGAGACTTGCAAGTGTTTACTACAGGAGGTGAGTTCTATGTACCCCAAAATGGTCTTGACCCAATTACTCCAACGAATTTCTTTGTTAAAACAGCGAGCCGTAACGGCATTAAAGAAGGTATTCGGGTTCAGCAATTAGAGTCTGGTACATTGTTTGTACAAAGACAAGGGAAGTCATTAAATGAGTTTGCTTATACTGATACGCAGCTTACATACGTCACGCAGAAGATATCGTTACTTGCTGGCCATCTCTTGCGTACTCCAACTCGTCTTGCTTTGCGTAGGTCTGTGGCTACTGACGAAAACGACTTATTGCTAATTACTAATAGCGATGACGGCACAATGGCCGTATTCTCGTTATTAAGAGCGCAAAACGTAATTGCCCCATCAGAGTTCATTACAGTTGATGGATCGTTTGTTGATGTTGGTGTAGATATCTCAACCATCTACGCAGTTGTTAAGCGCAACGTAAACGGCACATTCCAATACTACGTTGAGGCTTTTGACAACGACTTGCTAACAGACTGTTCCAAAACTGGTGGAGCTGCTGCATCGGTCTCAATGAGCCATGTAGCTACAGAAACAGTTAATGTCATTCTTGATGGCTCTGTACAAGCAGACCAAGCAGTACCAGCTGGAGGTACAGTCACATTCCCACGTTCATCGGTTACAAGCTATGAGGTTGGCTTGCCAATTACAGTACGAGCTGTAACCATGCCGGTTGACCTAAAACTACAGACAGGCACACGCATTGGATTTAAGAAGAGAATCGTTGAGGTTAACGCATTAGTTGCGGATACCCAGCACCTAAAGATTAATACTATTCAAGTACCATTTAGGGCATTTGGCTCTATATTAGATGAGCCAATTGCTGAGTTTACCGGCACGAAGACATTGCATGGCATATTGGGTTATACAACAGAGGGCAAGATTACAGTTGAGCAAGACGTGCCATTGAAGATGACATTGCTCGGTTTAGAGTACAAAGTAGCAACACATCAGGGGACATAAGATGGCACTACCAGTAGCAGTTGCATTAATGGTTGTTAGCGCATATGGATCAATTAAGGCTGGCCAAGATCGAAACAAGATGTACCAAATGCAAGCCAAGCAAGCCGAGGTTGAAAGTGACCGCAGAGCTGTGCAATATGAATTACAGGCCAATCAAATTCTTAGGCGCACCAATGAGGCTAATGCAGCCGTAGTGGCTCGTGGATTTGCTGGTGGCACACAAGGCTTTGAGGGATCAGCTGGATTAATCCAAGCAATTAACAATACCAAAGGTGGCAAAGAATTTACGTTTGCTTTGCAAAATGCAGATATGGCAAAACGTAGCGGTTTGATTCAAGCAAGTCTATATGAAGGCGCTGGACAAATTGCTGAACAGGCTGGATACTTTGATGCCGCTGGTAAGTTGGGTCAAGCAGCATTTACTTATGCCAAGATTGGTGGCGCTCCTAGCGGTGGTGGTGGAGGAGGTGGTGGAGGTGGTGGTGGAACTATGCAATCAACACCTAACTTTGCTACGGCATAAATTATGGCAGAACTTCCACGCTACCAACCAACTGGCTATTTGCCAGCAGATGTTCCACGTCTAGACTTTGCCAACATTAAAGAGTCTGTAGCCATGACTCAGGGGATTAATTCTGCCTTGGATCGGTTGGCTGGGTTTGCATTTAAAGAGGCTGCCGAAAAAGCACAAAGAGAAGGCTTGCAGTATGGCGCTGAGAATATGCCTAGCGCAGAGCAAGTAATGACGGCTATGAAAGAAGGCAAAAGTCCATCTGATCTGTTTGCACAACCAGGCACAGTATTTGGTGATGCCGCTAGAAAAGTACAAGCTGGTCAGTTGCGGAATGAATTAGAGGTTATTGGCCGTCAAGAATTATCTAGATTAAGTGCATCTTTAGATACTGGTGCGCTTGGTTTAAATGAGGTGCAAACAACAATTAAATCATTAACTTCTGGATATGCTAGAGCAATTAGCGCTGTAGATGCTGAAGAAGGTTTAAAGTTCAGAAGCTCAATGGCTACCGCTGGCAATGCAGTATATGTCAAAGCTACTGAAAATTATGCAAAGATTGTTGTTCAGGAAAAAATTGCTTTGGCTGATAATTTAATAGCATCGTCAGCAACAATTATTGCTGATACGTTAAAAGCAGAAAACGATCCAAAAATATTAGCAAATCGTATACAACTTGAGCGTGTTAGAGTATTTGACATTGCTATGGAAACAGGAAATCCTGAGTTTGTTAAATCAACCAGAGAAGACTTTAATAAAAGAGTATTGAACGCTGTTGTTGATTACACGCTAAGCCCTACATTTGCCGATACCCCATCCCAAGCAATTAAACTCATTGAGTCTGGTAACTTTGGTAAGTTGTCAGAAGTAATGAAAACAATTGATAGAGATAGGCTCAAGAAAGCATATATTGAAAGAGCTGGTGAAGAAGCTGTTATGTGGGATCGTGCTAGTAAGTTAAATGCATCAAAAAATGTTGATGAATTAAATACGATTGAAGATGATTTATATGCTGGCAAAATTAGTGGCTCAGAGGCTTACAGAAGGACTAAAGCATTAGGCATTACGTTGCCAGACGAAAAGCGCAAGGCTTGGCTCAATGGTGATTTGGCTGGTGCTAATCCACAGAACTATGGAACATTTGAGTCACAGGCTGACAGAGGTAAGTTGGGCGAGAATGACATAGATACCCTTGCTAAGAATGGTCAGATATCTTGGAGACAGGCAAACACTCTCAAAAAAATTGCTCGTGGCAACGAGAAAGACATGGGCGCTGCTAGACAGTTTATTGACAACACTCTTGGCATTAATGATCCGATGTCTCCAGGTCTTGAGGATTCCAAAGCAAAATCATCTAGAGCAAAAGCAACATTAGCTCAAATGAAACAAACTGCATTAGATACTGGAACAGCATTTAATGCTATGGATGCTGCCCAAACTCTTGTTAAACAGAAAGAAATTTCTGATGTTGTTACTGCAAAAACAACAGCTAGAGAAGAGCTTAAAAGAGTTTCTA